GAGTACCTACAATGAACCTTAATCCACTTCAAATGATCAAGCAACAGATTAAAAAAGCAAATGCTCTTCATGATGCCCAGATTATGCACACCTCATATCGTGGTTGTGAATTCTGTATTGGAAGTCATGAGCCCAAAGAGACTCACGGCACATTCAATTATCGCGGTCATACTTACAGCAAGTGATTAAATAGAGGGGTTAACTACCCCTCTTTTTTATTGTCAAATTGTAGGCATTATTGGTGGTTCACCACCGTCAACCTTTGTAGTTTGGGCAATCTGAATCGGTGCTTGTTCAATACGAATCGTTTGCGCTG